AAAAACACCAAGAGAGGAGATAAACTTGCAAAAACATAGGATAATTGAAAAAGAATATATTGCACTAACAGATGAAATCATGCAGTTTGTTAAAGAAAAGAAACTTACTCCTAAAGATTTTGTAGTCAATGGAATGAAAATCGGAACTACTTCTAAAATCTTTTATACGAGAGATAAAGAGAAGTTTTTTAAATTACGAGGAACAGTTATTCTGCAACTCTGCAAAATTTTAGATAAGAAAAAGAAGGGCAAATACTTTGAGAAGAAGCTACGGAAAATATTTGACCGTGATAAGCAGTTCTTTTTCAAATGGAGAAAAGAATTAAGAGAAACGAAAGAGGTTGGTTCTGCTATTGCAACCAACAGTATCAGACAGCTCTATACAGGAGATAATGAATTTCACTTTAGCATAGCTAAGATGATCCAACTCCTAGACTATATAAATGATTTAGAAATTGAAGCGCAACGAAAGAAGGAAAAGGAAAGTGGAAGTAAGAAAGTCAACAAAGCACGTTCCAACGTATGAGAAAACACGGAATTATACAAACTTTGAACGCTATAAAACGTTCGATATTGAAGGTTTTTTTGCAGACAAGAAGTTGAAGGTAGCAGAAGTGTTAAGCACTAAGCCATTGAAACTATTGGTAGAGATTGAGGAAGATAATACACTCTATCCAAAATATCAAGATGGAAATGTCGCAAACAACACAGGCAGACTATTTCGCTTGTACCTTGACACGCCTTCTAACCGAGAGGTGCAGGCAGGTCAAGTTATGCGTTCAAAAAACCCTTATGTAGAGTTTGACTTTGAGGATTCATACGTCAAAGTTGTCTCTTATGAGAAATTGTTTGTCTATACAGGTGGGCTTGCCCTGATTGATAGAGAGCAAGAAAACCTGAAAGAATTTTATAGTGGGAGAGATTAGATGGTAGCTATTGAAGCAGAAAAAATACAAGGTCTAATGTTCTTTCGAGGAATTAACCAAGACTTGATTTTTGAAGAAGCAGAATTTGAAACAGTTTGCGCTTATGAAAAGTCATCAGACGAGATACGAATTATCTTACAAAATACCAAGGTTGATTCTCCTAATGAGGAAGAACTAGTGTTCGTTCGCTTGATTGGTTCTAATGGTAGAGGTTTGCCAGTAGATTCTATGAAAAGTGGTTATAAGGTAACAATGGACGATATGGAGATTGAAAAGGTAACTCACGTTCGTTCACAGCTAACGATTACGGTGTCATCTATTAAGTTAGGTGGCTACAGACTAAGCACAGACAACAAGATTGAAATTGTAGATTGATAGAGAGGAGAATAGATGATTAGTAAGTATAAAGCCTTGCAGGAAGAAATAAACAATCAACCTGCTTTGGGGCAACAACGATTAAAAGCTATGTTGCGATTTTTGCAAGACGGTCAAGTAAGCGATTCTGAGCTTACAAAAGTCCTGACGTATGAGTTTAAAGGAAAGTCAGAAGAACAAACTGAACTTTACAATACTCTTGTAGGGCTAGTGATTGACCTTTATATTAAGAATAACGGTCAGGAAAACTTTTTGGAGCTATACAATAGCTTGCAGGGAGAACCAGAGCCAGAACCAATTCAACCTAAACCAGTTCAACCAGAACCAGTAGAGGAGAAAGAGAATGAACCTACAGAGGGCAATTCTGCTATAATCGCTCCACAGCATACTGAACGTACACCACAAGCAGTTGCTCCAAGGAAGAAAATGAGACTTGCTTCACCAAAACCAAAAGAGGAAGTCCAAGAGCCAGTAGTTGAACCAGTTGAGGAAGTTCAACCTATTGAGGAAGTAGCCGAGGTTGAAGAAGTGAAGGAACAACCAGTAGCAACCAAACCGATAGAGCCAGTAACCTATGTAGAGCCTGAACCTGAAATTGAAGAAGAAACAGAAGATACTGAGGTTGATATTTCAGATGAATACGATAACGAAGATGAAACTGACGTAGAGGTTGATTTGGACGAGTTGGACGAGGAAGAAGAAGTGGGAAAACGTAAGAAAAATGGCATTTTGAAGTATATTGCAGTTGGTATTCCTACCGTGCTTGCGATTGGTGGTTTGGCTTTTTGGCAAATCAATACTAACAGCAAGAATACTAGTCTTACTGAACAGGAAGTCGCAAAAATCATGGAAGAAGCTCCTAAGAAGGAAGAAACAGGAGCAGGGTTATCTAGTGTAGAGTTTGAAAACAATGTTAATGCTCTTACTACAGCTTTTGACACAATCAAGCAGAATGATAAGACAGGACTTTCAGGATATTTTGTGTTTGAGAACAAGAGATACATTATTCAGAAGTACGACCAGTCAACAGGTGCTTTAACAGCCTTTGATACTAAGGGTGAGAAGGTTGTTTATAATGACGATTGGGTACAAAAGTTCATTGAAAACTCAAAAGCAAAAGCAAATAAAACTGAGAAGAAAGATGAAAAACAAAAATCTGATTCAAAGGAAGAACAGACTGAGAAGAAAGAAGGGAACAACTAATGAAGTTGAAATTTTCGGAGTTTAATTTGCAGGAGTGGTTGTTTTTCGTGCTGAAAGTCGTCTTGATAGCAGTATTGCTCCTTCTACCCTTCCAGTTAGGTTATTCATTTAAGCATTATTATCATGTATTGGGATTTATGATTCTACCATTTACGGTAGGGTTGATACCTGTACTATTCAACTTTAGAAGTGCTTGGAAGTGGCTTGTATTTGGCGCAGGGTTGACAGTAACGGTTGTTTGGCTAGGATTTAGCTTATTTACTAGAACCTACATAGGTTATATGGGTGCAGATGGATTTAGGTTATTGGATCAAAGCAATCCTAACTTTGTATTTTCGGTATCAGATAAAGATAAGTCTGCAATCGAGGGTAGCTCATACATAGTATTTATGAACCCAACGTGTGAAGCGTGTCAGGCAACAGTTCCAAAGCTCCAAAGCCTTACAGGTAGAGAACAGACAGCAATAGTCTATGTGGACGTGACAAGTGCTTTTGGCGAGGAATATGTAAAGCATTTCCCTGATATTGACAAAGTGCCTTCTGCTTACAATCGTGAGACAGGAGAAATCCTAAGACTTGGTTATCATACCGATAGTGGGATTGAAATTTTAGACGAAAACATCAATAAAATAGCAAACGATACAAAATATTAGAAAGAGAGAAGATACATGGCTAAAACAGAAGAACAAATTAAAGAGGAATTTCTATTCATTGTTGAGAACAACAAGGAGTTACTAGGACACGTTATTGCTTCTTACAATAACTTTTTGGCAGAATACCGTAAGTTCTTAGAAAAAGACTATGCTACGCTTACTATCTATGAAGCGATTGAATCGGCAGAAAACTACGCCCTACAAAAAGACGAGGAAGAAGGTGGAACGTTCTACGCAGAGCTTCTAACGGATTGGTATGACGAGCAAGTTTTGGAATGGAAAAAACGCCTTGACGGATTGAAGAATGACTATATGATTGAGAGTATTCCAGTTGTTGATCCAGAAGATAACGTGGATTGGGGGGATTACGTCCGACCAGTTATTTACGATATTAAGGATTGGGGCTTCCTAGTCGTTCCTGATGAAAACCACTTAGTAGAAAATGATATTAAAGGGGTAGAACATATCGTCTATACGACTGAATACTACAATTTCCCTATCTACTCAGAGGAAGATTTTAATCAGTCAGAGGAATTGCAGGAATACTACAAGAGCTATAAGCGATATGAAGCGCTGTTGCGTGAAAACAACATCACAGCAACCGACACTTGGAAGTTTGCTTTAAACCCAGACTTTACCTACGACAAGTGGGCAGGGCGTAAGGTAACAACACCAGAAGATACGCTCACTCTTGCTCAATATCTCAATCAATGCTTGCAACGTATCAGTAACGATATTGAAGAAATGATGACAAGTGTAGCAAAATCAGAACAGGCTCACTTGTATTTGAAGGAAACGTACTATGACGAAAACAAAGCTGAACAACTATTCAAAACGTGGATTGCTACGAAAGGCTATTAGTATTGGCTTCCTACTAGCTTTTTGTCTGGTAGGGGTAGCTTGCTCAAAGCAGGGTTCAACCGTAGATAACAACGCAGAAGTTTCAGAGAGCTTGAAAGCTCAGAAGGAAGAAAAAGGCAATCTTAGCAAAGAAGATTATCAAGCGCTCAGAAATGCTCTAGTGAAGAATGGCTTGTATATCAACAAAGACGATACGATTGGTGGGGTATTCAATTTATCTGACGGAGCAACTATGCGTGTCTATCGCTTGGACGGAGACGGTAATCTTTGGGGAGTAGTTAAGACAGGAGAAAACGAAGAAAAAATTGCAGTATTTGACTATGCTTCTGTTTTGACCTATATTGAACGTAAAGAAAGTGCAAGTGTGGAATAAAGATGGCTCAGAATTATATTTTTGTCCGTCTGAATTTAAGACGGTTAAACAAGTATGAGAAACAACGAGTAGAACGTATAGTAGAGAACTTGCAACGTAAGAGTGATGACAAAGACCGTTATGTGTTTATATCGTTGTTGGAATGGCGCAAAATCGAGGATAAAATAGTATTGCGCCCTGATTTATACAAAAACCTAGAAGTTGATCTAGTGAATATGCCAGAAGAAAACATTATGAGAGGTGGAGTAGTTGGGAGTGAAGAATTTATGGGTTGGTTAGAAAAACTACCCAGAGAGGACACTTTCCACAACGAAGGCGATATTGAGATTGACGGCTCAGTTTTTTGGGATAGTCCAGAAGAAGGGTAAGTAAGAAATGTTTGAAAAAATTGGAATATGGTTAGACGACCTAGAGGACTTGGTAAAAGCGTCCGATTGGAAGAAGATAACACTAGTAACGATTATCCCTGTAATCGTAGCCTTTATTTTAGGTGGTGTGTTTTTCTCTAAAAAGGTAACGGTAACACAGGCTTATACTACTGATGAAGTAGGTAAGTTATTCTCTACGCAGGATTTACCAACGCAAATTGGGAATATCGAAAACAACGAATTGAAGGTAGTTCAAGGTCAACTAGCAGATATTCAAGTAGAACAAGAGAAAGATAAGAATGGTAATGAGACGGACTTTGCATTGAATTTTACGAAGTTGAACGCAGATACAGAACTTAATAATTTCTTTAAAACTCTTGTTGGTGTTCGCTATGACACGAAGGTAGATACAGCCTACAAGAGCTTGAAGCCTTACCTAGCCTCTAGTGCAAACTCAGATAAGCCTGCTGATGAAGATAAAACTAAGAAAAATGAAAATGAAGGTGAAGCTAACACGGATTTAAGCGTGCAACAGAATATTTACAATCTTTTAGCTTCTCATTCTTGGGGGAAAGAAACACAATCAACTACAGCTCTAGCAAGCCCTGTTATGGTGTCAGTTATGAGTGGTTCTACAACTTCCAACAGATACTTTCAGGTATTAGTTCCAGTCACAAACGACAAGCGAGATTTTGCCTTACTTAACTACATTGTTAAGACAAATAAAGAGGGTAAAGTCCTTGCTTGTACCTATACAGGGGCTTTGCAGGGGTATTCTGATATGAATACATACTACAAGAAAATAGTTGACCTTTTGCAAGGGAACACAGTCCGAGACGACAAAGGGGGCTATAACACCAACGAGAATAAAGAAGATTTTAACCATCATAAGGTAGGAGAGTGACAATGAACAGTTTAGTAAAAAGAATACTAGTTGTCTTAATTGGCTTAGTGTTGATTGGTACTGCTTGTTTCTTCCTGTTCTTTAACAAGAAAAGCGCAGGGAATGACTTTAAGTTAGAGGAAGCGAGCGTTCAAACAACTACAGCGCAAGAGGAGACGACAGAAAAAGTTGAACTTATTGCTAGTGATCCACAGAAAGAATTAGAAAAAACTCTTGAAAAACCCAATGAACAAGTAACAGGAGAGCAAGCAGAAACAACTAAAAAGATGATACAAGTCATGGTTGACGCTCTTGAAAAAGCCCCTAATAAGCAAGCTATTGTACCTGATAGGCTCAATCATGACCTATCAAGTTATCGTAGAGATTTAATGATTATCAAGGAGAAAATGTTTCTGAAATACAAGTATGACGCTTCTAAAACGAAGGTTTTTAAGTCTAACTTGGACGGAACACTACAGTTTACAATCACGTTTACTGATGGAAAAAATATCCTTGTTTACTCAGGAAACTACGATACCATGACAGAGCAGATTCAACTTGCAACTTACAGGGAAGGAGAGTAGATATGGCAGAAGTAATTTCAATTCAAGGTTATACTTTGACAGGATTGAACTTTGCGCTCAAAAATGTAGCAGAAAATAAAAAGCTCTTTGGAGCTAACCTAGAAACATGGCTACATAGAATTGACGAAGCAGGGGGAGACTTGTCAGATGAAGATAAGAAAGTCTTTGGTAACCAAGAACAAGCGATCCAGTTTGTAGCGTTTAACACTATCTCTAATCAGGAAGATATTGAGAAGGAACTAAAGGCGCTATGTGAACTAGTTGTACCATTGGATACACTAGCTGATTGGGGTAGTCATAACCTAACAGTCCTTGAAGAAGGAGAAAAGGAAGCTGACGCAGAGGATAAAGAGTTATACTCTAGTGTTATTAAAGCTATTCGAGGCTTTGTGAAGGAAGTTAATGACCTATCTAGCGAAGTCTCAGAACTGACTGAACACTTAAAGCGTTCAAGAGAGCTGATGAAGGTTGTCTAAAACAAAAAAGCAAGTTCACAAATAGCTTGCTTTTTTTGATACAATAAAATAGACAACAAATGAGAGAGAGTAGATATGGTTACGATTAAACGAAAAACAGAAAACAAAGATGATTCATTAAGACAAGCAACCCTCATGTTTGAAAAGCGTTTTGACTTGCAGGACTTTACAGCAACTTTGATTGAAGCTGAACCAAGCACAATTAAGGAGCTTGTAGAAGATTATCTGCATACAGAGGGCTTTCCAAAAGGTGTAACGTATATGGACGTGGATTGGCACTTAAAACCACGTCTGAGAGCGTCTTATGACAAGTGGGTAGAATTAGGGTTCAATGAAGGCTATATCGCAGATGACGACCTGAGAGACGGTTTGAGAGAGTTCTTTGATACAGGACGAGCAACGCAGATGGCATTGAACGAGTGGCAAAAAAATCATTTATTGGATTTAGAAGTAGTCCTTAATGAAACCCTTGAAAAGTGGGAGCATAGAATGGTTGGCTCAGAAGAACTGCTAGATAACTTCTACAGTCTGTTTGACGCTATGCAAGTCAACAAGCTCTTGACAGAAAATATTGATAGTTACCCTGAATTGGTTGAAGAATTTAGAGACAAAACCAAGGAAGCAGGGCTTGATAATGCGAAACTCAACAACACTCACTACCAAGTGAAGGTCAACACGCAAGGTAATGAGAGCGAGATTGTCCTTTTGATGACCTTGATCTTGAATATCAATAGACCACAAGCGCTAGATAGTGTACCTAAAATGACTGCTGATGATTTTAACACGCTCTTATGTTTACCTAGCATATTTAGAAAATTAAGTAAGCGTATTGAATTATTAGATAGTGTGACTGAGTGGGAAGAAAGAAATAAGCAGATTGCTTCTGAGAGAGTAGCTATCCAGAAAATCTCCCAGATTTTAACAGAGAGCTTTAACCCAGAAGAAATCCTACAACAATTAGTCGCAAACCCTAGCCCAGACAACCCTTACTTTAAACAACTTGAAGTGTTGGCAGAAGAGCGTCATGTACCTGTTGAAAAATTATTGGCAAAAAAACCAAACGCAACCGTAAAATTCAATGGAGATATAGCTGATTTATCAAAGAAATTGCTTGGTACAGAGCTATCAGAATACGAGATTTATAGAAAATTTGTATCAAAGGAGAAAAAAATAATTAGTGATTTTTGGCTAGAAAAACCGTTAAAAAATTCACTAAGTGTTGAAATAATAGTAAAATAGAGAAGAAAAAGCATTGTTTTGTAAAATATAATTCAATGCTTTTTTGTTGTTTATTGCTTGATTTTTCTAAAAGAAAGTGCTATAATTTGAATAATCTTGTATGTCACAAAGGAGGTGTAAAAAAATGAAAACAAAACGTGACATTTATGAGCCTATGGCAGTTGAACTTGGTTTGACTAAAAAAGGTTCAAAAGAGGCTGTAGATTATGTATTTAGGGAAATCTCAAAATACTTGTCTGAGGGAGAAGGTGTACGCATTGACGGATTTGGTATTTTTGAAGTTCGTGAACGTGCAGAGCGTAAAGGACGCAACCCACAAACAGGCGAAACTATCGTGATCGAAGCTAAGAAGTCTCCTGCATTTAAAGCAGGTAAAGGTTTGAAAGATAAAGTCAACAAGGCTTAGTCTTTATGGATAAGAAAGGAAGTCCAATTTTTATGAAAATGAAAGAACAAGGTCATGGTTTTATTCGTAAGAATAAAGCAGGTAAAGTTGTATCAGGAATTGTCCTTGGAGCAACAATGTTTATGGCAGGGCAAGTAGCTTCTGCTGATGAAGTAAAAGCGCCAACAGACGCAAAACCTGTAGCAACAGCAACTACAGAAACACCAAAAGCGACTACTACAGAAGCTCCAAAACAAGAGGTGCAAGCAGAAACTAAAGAAGCACCTAAAACAGAAGAAGTGAAAGACCAAGCAGGCTTGGATAAGAAATATTCAGACCTGAAAGAAAAAGGTAAAGAGCTTGATGTTGAGCTTAAAGAAGATAAAAAAGTTACTCACAAGACAGTAGCAGACGCTTCTAAAGACCTTGATGAACAAGGTAAGAAAGTAGAAGAAGTTGCTAAAGGACGTGACGAAGCTAACGCAGAGCTACAAAAAGTGGTTAAGGAAGCAAAAGCTCTAGGAATTGATGTAAAACTTGATGACAAGGTAACGTATGACGACCTTGACAAAGCAAAAGAAGATATTGCAAATCAAGTTAAAGAACTAAGCGCTTTGGTAACGTCAGTTAAAGAAGGAAAAGCACGATTGGATAAAGCTGTTTCTACAGCTCAATCAGTAGGTGTAAAATTTGAAGGCGTGAAAAACATTGACCTTAAAGAAGTGGCTGACGCTGAAAAAACACTTAATGAAGTTGCTTCACAACAAAAAACAGTAAGCGCTGAATTGAATAAAGCTATTGCTGACGCAAAAGCTAAAGGCGTAAACGTTACAGTTGAAGGCGAAGTTGTAGTTGACGCTAAAGACGCACAAAAAGCACTTGCAGACGCAAAAGCTAAAATTGATAAAGCACTTGCAGACGCAGAAGCTAAAAACAAAACGATCCGTGAAAACAACGCTAAAGTAAACGAAGCTAACAAAAATGCTAAAGCAGAACTTGTAAGTGGTTCTACAGCAACTAAGAACGCTGACGGAACTTACACTCAAACACTTGCTGTTAAAAATGAAAAAGCAGGAAGCAAATGGAGTGGAAACCTAGCAAATACTGGTAGCGCTGAAATTGTTTCAGTTAAGTTGGTATCTCCTTCTGGTAAAGAAACAGTCTTTGCAAATGGTAAAATTGATTCTTCTAAAGTCCTTGATGAAGTAGGAGAGTACAAACTTGTTTATACTTTCAAAGCTAAAGATAATAATGCAGGTAACGTGTTAGGAAAACTTAGTGTTGAAGGACAAGCAGGACAGACTGGTAAAGTCACAGGAAGCCTAGCTTTTGCAACTAAAACTAAAAATGCAGTTGCTAGTGAAGCTAAACCTCGTAATTTCCTAATTGCTATTGATGGTTCAGGTTCAACAGGTGGTGGAGTTAAAAAACAAATCTTAGAAGATTTAACGACTGTCGCTGAAAGTATGAACGAGCAAGATAAAGCTATGTTGGCATTTTATGAGACTAATAATTCAAACTCATATTATACAACAGGAGCAGATGATCGTGACCGTCCTGTATCACGTCTAATGACTAAGAAAGAATTGTTGGATATTCTTGAAGTAGTTAAACCTAATAAAAACAATAATTTCATTGCTGGTGTATGGCGAAATGACCTTGCGAAATACAAGTTAAACTATGATTTCAAAGGAAAACAAGGAAGTCAAGAATTTGAAAATCTATTTGATGAAGTTCGTGACAAGAGTGCAACAGCTATCGTTTTGCAGTTGACAGATGATTGGAAAATGCCAGACGAAACCTTTGACGGTACGATTGCTGATTGGGCTAAACAACACGCTAAGACATTTATGAGTATTGTCTATGGTGGTGCTGATTCAAGAGCTAATCAGGAAATGGTTAAAGCAGGACACCCTAATATTTATCTTGCAAAACCAGACGGAAACTTAATTCCTAATGATGTTCGTAGTCAAAAAATTAAAGAACAAATTGCCTCTACAACAGTTGAAAAAGTAACTAAAGGGGAAATGCAAACTGTTAAAGTAACAGTTGGTGGTAACGGTGTAACCGTAACTAAAGCAACTCTTAAAGGTGCAACTAATAAAGATATTGTTGTTAAAGATGGCAAAGTTGACTTTAATGAAAAACTTGCTGATGGCAACTATACTCTTGAATTTGAAGTTACAGGAAATGGGACAGTAACAACAGTTGTAACGATTGATGGTAAAGAAGTTACTAAGAAATCGGCAGAAATCAAGGGAACAGCAGGTTCTAACGGTTCTTCAAGCGCTAAAGAAGATAAGTTGCAACCTTCTAAACTAGGTTCTACAACAAATGAAGTTAAACCAGAAGCAGTAAAAGTAGCTAAAATCACTTTGAAAGCACAAAAACCACAAGTTGCTAAAGTGGAAGCTAAAGCTCATGAAGTTGGTGTATCTGCAAAAGTACACCCTGTTGATGTAGAACAAAAACCAGAAGTTAAACCAGTTGTTAAACAGACTGCAAAAGTTCTTCCAAGCACAGGTTCAACAGCCTCAGTTGCCCTTGTAATGGCAGGTGTAGGAATGTTATCTCTAGCAGGTGCAAGCCTCAAAAAGAAAAAAGACTAATATAAATTTGTATTTTTAGGTTATTGGGCGTTTGTTCATGAACAGCGCCCTCTAATCAAGAAAAGAAAGGAAAAAACAAATAATGAAGAAAACAGAGATTGTTAAAGGTCGTGGATTTAAGCGTAAAACTAGTCTTGGACTAGTTTGTGGAATTGCACTTACAGGAGCATTCTTCCTTGGTGCTAATGGAGTTTCGGCAGACGAAGCGACAGCTCCAACAACAGCAAATCCAACTACTACAGCTACAGCAAACGAAAGCAAGACTGTAACGGTTGATGAAGGATTGACTGAAACAGCAAACAAGGCAAAAGAAGCAGGTTTGAAAGTTAATGCTGAACCAACAAAAAACCTTGGAGTTGCTAACACAGAAGATGAAGCTAAAAAGATTGAAGCACAAGCTAAAAAAGACGTAGCAGACCAAAAAGCTGAAATCGAAAAACAAGTAAAAGACTACCAAGCACAATCACAAGCAGGCGACAAGAAACGTCAAGAAACTGTAGATAAATTAAACCAAGAAGGAAAAATTTACAATGTTACTGCTGATGGTTTGCGTGAAATGGGCGATGACGCTTACAACAAAGGTCAAACTAGCTATGGCGAGTTCACGTCAAGTAAGGGTACAGTACGTTATTTGAACGCTCCTAGTGAGTTCAATGCAGATAAAATTGATCCAACAGTTGCTGTTTTAGATTCTGCTATTGGTACAGCTCCTAAAGAAATCACTATGAAGTATGCAGGTGGGAACGTATTTGGTAATACAACAAACTCTCTTAAAGACCGTTCTTCACTTAAAGTAGTTCCTATCTTGGTAAATGATGGCGAAACTATCACTTATAAAGTGAATGTTGCAGGGGATTCTGAACTTGGTAAGTTGGGAATTAAAACAGTTGAACGTGCGCTTACTCTTAAAGGTTCTCCTGTAGGAGCAAAAGGGAAAGTAGCACTTTTGGCAGACCGTACAGGTTCAGTTATTTCTAACTATATCTTTGGTGGTTTGGGTAAAGCAAGCGAAGTTATGAATAACGGTAAAGAGTTTGATGTTTTAAGCTCTTGGAATTATCTTGACGCTTCTGGTAAAGCTATTGATTCTAAAGAATTGGCTTCTAAATTTGTGAATACTAAATGGTATCCTACTCTTAACCTTAAAGCAAGTGAAATCAAAACAGCTCCAACAACAGATATTAAACCTCATTCCCTTAACTATGGGGTTGATGATCCAAAAACATTATCTGATAAATTTGTTAACGGTGGTAGCAAATTTGTAGAAGGCACTAGAAAGTACCAGTTGGGAGAATATGGAGCTAAAGTTATTGATCCAACTCAAAACTTGATGTCTTATCATTCAAACCTACCTGCACCAGTTAATGAAAACTTCTCTAGCCCTAAAGAAGCTCCAACAGTAAACTACCATCTTGTTTCATACACAGTAAATAAACCAAAAGCTACAAACAATGCTGATAAGGTTAAAAAAGGCTCAATCGTCCAAGTGTTTATTGAAGAAGGTGGAAAAGAAATTGCACCTAAGACAAACACAGGCGAAAAACCAGTAGATGAAACAGTTAAGTTGACACACCCTAACGAAATCACGTTTGAAGGTAAAACTTATACTTTCACTAAACAAGATAAAGTTGATCCAACTAAGATTCCTAACGGAACTGAAACCATCACTTATATTTATAAGTTGAAGGAAGCACCA